CCAGCGCGGGCGCGGGCTTCTTCTTACGTGGCGAGGAGGCCGTCATCTTCCTCCTCCAGTTCGCCGCGTAGTGCTCGTGATTGACGTTCTATTTTGCGCTTGCCGAGTTGGTCGCGAGTGTCGCCGGCGATGCGGCCGCCCATGCGCAGCGTCCGCATCAGCGCCATCTCGCGGCGTGCGAGTTGTTCCATCACGGTGGTGCGCGGGTTCATAACCGGCGTCCCTCGGTCGTTCTTGATGACCTTGCCTTCGAGACGGAGAGCGGCGTCTTCTTCGGCGATGTCTGCTTGGCACTGCGCGAGCTGCGCGGCTACGACCAAGTCAACCTCGGTCCATTCGTCTCGCGTACGCGCGCGCACAACGCCCGCCCAGAACGGCAGGGCGGACTCGGTCAGCGTCACGTAATCGGGGACTGCGATGTCAGGTTGGGACGCTGCCACCATGGCCTGAACGGCGCTCGCGGCAGAATCGGCCCGTGTGCGGCGCGGTTTTGTGGTCATGGCGTTTTGTGGGTTAGCGATAAATGAAGTGAACTCGGACGATTTCCAATAATGTTTCTCCTTGGACTTTTTTACCGCCCCTCCCCATTTCGTTACTGGGAAGAAATATATTTGCGGAGAGTCAACCTTTTGCGGCGCGCTTCCATCGAGCGGTGCGGTTCTGTGCCTCAGTGCCCTCGACAGGCCATCCATCGGCGCCTGTCTCTACCTTGGGCTGGTAGCCTAGGTCTGCGTTGGTCTTGATCTCGTGGCATGGGTGACACAGCACTTGGAGGTTGTCGTCCTCGTTCGTTCCGTCGTGCGTCACTGCGATGATGTGGTCGAGCTCGAAGCCAGTGGGTCCGGCGTTGGGAGTGGTGAGGCGCTTGCACATTGCGCACTTGCCCAAGGCTGCGACCCACATGCGCTGGCGTGTTGCCTGCAGCTTGCGTCCGGTGAGGCGCTTGATGGTCATGCCCTGCGCTTGCGCTTCGGCTTGCTCACCTTGGCGGGCACCAGTGCGACCAGCTCGGCTAGGGTGTTGAACGGTACGCCGTATCCCTTGGCGCGGAGCAGGCGCTTGGCCTCGGCACCGTCAGCGAGGAGTTCGCAGTAGTCGGCCAGAACTTCAGGCTGATGCACCGGGTAGGTCATGGCTGGGCGCGCAGGGACAATGGCGCGGATCAGGTCGAAGCGGTAGACCTCTGCGTCTGGGCTCATGCTCCACCAATCCCGTCGGATGCGGCCTGCTCTTTGTTGATCTGCACGAGGATGCGCAGCCAGGTGATCTCGTCTCGGACGCTCATTTGGCTGCCTTCGCGTACACACCAAAGCGGACGACCCGTTCGACAGTGCGCTCACTCGGACGCCAGCCGGTCAGGAAGTTGATGATGAGGACCGCCCGCATCCACTGTCTCAGCCACCAGCGAGTGCCGATCTTGACTGTCATCTGTGCCATGCGTACCTCAGAATAAAAAAGCCGCCAGTAGCAGGGCGCTATGGCGGCGAAGTCCAGGGGATACTGGAGGAGACTGGTTGTGGTGGCCGGTGCTAATGGTCCGACGATGCAATCCGGGATTACGGAGCGTTTGGATTGCCTATGCTCCCTGGCGCATCAGCTAATGCGCATTCACCACACAGAGTGCGACTGCGTTCGGCCATCGACGCCTGATCTTCGCGGGCCTACTAGCAGATGCGCTCTGTATGGTCACTGGTTACGCCAGTGAGGCGACCTACCCCAATGCTATCTGCAAGAGTGGGCGGTAAACGCAAAAGGCCCGAACGCTTGGTTCAGGCCTTTGTTTGGACGTGCAGAGACACCCAGTGCAGAAAGTTTACGCGAAGTACAGCCGAGTTGCAACATTATTGCGCAGTTTCTTTTCGAGGTCGTCGCGCGCTTCGGACAGGACCAGCTCGTAGTCGGCATTCGGGAACCGCCATCCGCGCGAGATGCCCTGGCTTTTGCAAATTGCCCAGCGGTGCAGGGCGGTGAGGCTGTCCACCATGGCATTGACCGCTTCACCGACCTTCATGTCTGCGGCCAGCTGTTGCTCGTGCACGTCCTTGTCGTCGGCACCATCGCCCTTGAGCTTCATACCGCCGGCGCCGAGGTCACGATCGTCGGTGCGCATGAAGTCGGACCAACAGGCCATCAGCAGGGCGTACGGGTCAGGCTTAACGACGGTGGATGGTGCAACATCCTCGCGACGAACTCGGCGAAGGGATGAGCCAGCGAAGATGCCAAGTGGGTGTGCGAGATTCATGGTGAGACCTCATCAGGGGAGTACCACGATTATAAAATGCGCCCCCTAATTTTTGCCGTCTGTAAATTGAAATTCGTAAATATAATTAGGTGAAGCAACACGATAGGCCAAATGAATTGATGAGTTCATGCGCCCTCGTGACGGCGATAATTCGGTCACGCCGCCTCCTTGACATCGTCCTTCGTCATCCGCTCGTACAGCCGGCACATGTCTTCCATGGCGCCAGAACGGTGAAGCTCCTTGACCCGGTTCACGGCCCTGGAGAACTCAGCCTGGGTGCAGACCTTCATCTGGACGCGGTACATCACGAGCGCCTCATCGATGGCGGCCAACTCGGCGCCGTAGCAGGTTGCCTTGCCGGTACCGATCATGCGCTGGGCGATCTTCGACAGCGCCTCTTGCCCTGCGCGGATCTGCGGCATGAGGTTCGGTCCGATCTTAAGGCCAGCGAGCGCCTCGGCGATATTCAGCGACTGGCAAGGCACGTTCCAATCTTCACGCGTGGCCTGGCCCTTCTTCAGCAGCAGGATCGCTTCGCCGATCGGCTTGAACGTCGTTGCGATAGTCTCGGCGGGGAAGGTGTGGACGCCGGCCACCGCCCAGCTAATCGCGTCAGTCTGGATCTCACGCGGGCGGTACTTCTTGTTGCGCTTCTTCATGCTGCTTCCTTCGATCGATGTACGCACCCCGAGCAATGCGGGTCCGATGCGTGGGTCTGTGTGTACTGGCACGCGGTGGTGCCGAAACTAGCCTTGATGGCGGTGTAGACCGGCACCTTGAACGGTTTGATCAGCCCAACGTGGTAGGTGTCCTTCCAGCCTTCCTGGGCGACGTAGGTAGCGTCAGGGGCAGGGCGGGCTTTATTCCAGCATCCGTACCGACTCATGCCGCCTGCCCGATGACTTCAATGGCTTCCACGAACGCGCCAGGCGTTTCGGCATACTGCTTTTTAATCAGGATGCGGACCACTTGGGCGTCATCGTGCCAAATGATCCCGTTGCAGCCGTCCTTGATGCCCTTGAGTACGTTGTCAGCGTCCGGTTTCTTGGTGGCGCAGATCGTGCCGGCCACCGCTTCGGCACGGCGCTTCTTAGACCAGCTGGCCGGGATCTGCAGGTTCAGCGTGACGATCAAGGCTACGGGCGCCGACGTAGGCTCGGTGCCGCACATCGCCAGCGTGGCGGCGACCTTGACCTGGTTCTCGTAGCTTGCTGTCTTGGCCGGCGTGTAGGCCATTACGTGCGCGCCGCGGCGTGCGAACCTGGGGCGCCCCTTCGCGACCGGCTGGCCGGGGACGTTGAATGCAACCATCATGGGATGAGGCCTTTCGTTCGGAGGATGGTGTGGGTTTTCTCTACGGCGTGGCGGAAGTAGGCGTCGACCGCTTCCAGTGTCAGCCCGGCCGGGCGCGGCGCCTGGCGGTCGAGAACGGCATGGCAGGACGAGCAGCCGAAGCAAGCGGCGGTGTCAGGCGCTTTCAGGCCCATCCCCTTGCCGTGCGCCAGGCTGTTGGAATGGCACAGCACGACGGTTTCAGGCTGGCCGTTGCACACGCCCAGGATCTGCAGCGTGCAGTCCTGGTCGCGGGCCGCCTTGCGGATCGGCGTCATCTTCGGACGGGTAGACTTGAGCATTCGTTTGCCTCGGCTCATCGGCTTGCTTCGCTTGAGGATGCTGGTGCGTTTCATGCCATCTCCATTTCAGGGCGCCGCAGTGCCATCTCGTAACAGTCGATCAGGATCTGATGCCAGTCAGCGCGCGCACCCCAGTACGAACGACGGCAGTGGGCAACATCGCCCTTGTCGAACTCGCCCATCTGGACCAGCTCACCAAGCCGTGCTTCGATCTTCTGAGGCAGAGGCTTTTCGTTCACGTTTTCTTTGGCCATAGTTGTCATTTAGAGGGGTTGGTTGGACCCCTCAGGTTGCGGTGGTTGTCGTAAGGGGTGTATTGCGGCCCCTGAGCAAAATCAGCAAAAACTTTCATCGAAAGTGACGTATTCACGGCTGGTCATGTCCGCTACGGCTCGCCCAGGCCGCCCCCTCGCTCTTTCGATTGGCGCACTCGCTTTGAATGCGCCTGCCAAACGAGCCAAGCATTCCAACTCTGTACCTCTGTTCGGTCCGGCCTGTGCTCTCAGGCCTCGCCAAGGCCCCCTCTGCGCCTTGTTCTTGCTGTGCCCTGGTACTCAGCGGTGCGGCTGGTCTTTTTGCGGTGTGGGCCGATCCAGGCCCTTGCACGTTTTTTGAGGTGTCGTCCGCTCCACCTGGCGCCGGGATTAGCTGGCGCGCTTGCGGACGTCGAGGATCAGCTTGCAAAGAGCGGCCAGGCCGGCCCGCTGGTGCAAGTCGTTGGCGTCTTCGCCAACCTGGTCGCTCATGACCCAGGGGAAGCCGGTTTTGCGTGCGGCTTTCTCGCCGGCCAGCGAAACGTCGTTGTCAGCGATAACGAACGCCGGGCCTTTGAGCATGGTTGCGACATGGGCCATGTTGGAATCGGAAAAGCAGATCAGCACAGACGCGTTCAGGCGCAGCCTGTTGAGCGCCATTTCGATGGATAGGCCGGTGGCGTACCCTTCGCACAGAAACGTCTCCTTCGCCTTCTGGCTGCCGAGGCGAAGCACGGCGCCCTTGGCACGCATTCCGTGCGCCATCTTCTTTTCCCAACGGCGCTCTTCTGGCTGCCAGGCGATGGTCTGCATGCCTTGGAGCTGGTTCGTCTCAAGGTTTCGCATTGGGACGATCAGGGTCGTGTCGTCGACCAGTGCGACGACGTTAGGCAAGCCCTTGGCGTTCAGGTAGTAGTGGGTCTTAAGCTCGCACTGCTCGATGACGGCCTGTGCGGATGCGGCGGCGGCGCGATAGGCCTGGTGCTTCCGGTGTTCTTCGGCTGCGTTGGCAGCGTCGCGCGCAGCGGCGAACTTGCGGCGCTCGATCTTCTCCTCCTCCGTCAGCGGCCCACGATGCTCGCCGTTATCGCGCCAGCCGTTGGCAGCTGCCTCGTGGAACAGGGAGCCAATGCCGATCTTGCCGGCAGCGTTGATGCTGCGCCACACGGTCTTAGCCGAACGCTGGTCGTAAGACTCGGCGCCCTGACTCCACGAGTCCCAGGCATCGAAGCCTTCTTCCGCGAACTCGGATTTGATGGCCATGCCCATCTTGACCCACGTATCGCGGTCATGAGGCGGAACGAACGACAGTGCGCTGATTGCTTTTTGCATGCTCATTTGGCCCCCGCGCGGAATGCGATTGCGTTGGCCTTCGCCTTGTTCATCACCGCGCGCGAGATAGGCACGTTTGGTACGTGGTCGAAGTCAGGCAGGTTGCGCGGGAATACGCCGGTGATGCTCTTGTAGAGGTGCGAAGCGCGACCCTTGGCGGTCTCCGGCTTACCCTGGTTGCGGCACAGGGTGCACGCTTGCTGCCAGACGGCCAGCTTGTCGCCGACAGTGGCCTTGCCGACCTTGAACTCGACCATTTCGCCGGCCTCATGCTCGATCAGGTTTGGCTTGATGATTTCGAAGCCGCACGACATGCAGCGCTTCCGGAACGGGACGAACTGGCACTGTGGGCAGTTGGCCGGGTGGTCCTGTTCTTCTTCCTCGTCCTTGCGGATCGACTTGTCGAGCTTCTCGCCCATATCGAGCGCGTCGAGGCCCTCGTGATAGACCGCTTCAAAGTCTTCGGCGAAGCGGATGATGTTGCCGGAGAAGTCCAGCAGCAGCATGTCGGTCTTGCCCGTCTCTGGCGATGCGCGAAGGCCGCGGCCCCACATCTGGATGGCGGTAGACAGCGACTTGCGCAGTGGGCGAACGTCGCACACGCAGCTGACGTCGCGCTGGTCGAAGCCTTTGGCCAGTGCCTCGACCGAGATCAGGATCTTAAGCATCGAGTCGGGCGCCTTGAAGTCGTCCAGGATCTCTTTGCGCTCGGTCTCGGTGGTCTCGGCGGTGAACACGGTGGCCATGATGCCAGCGTCGTTGAACTCGCGCGCCATGGCTTCGCAGTGGGCAATGGTGGCGCCAAACACGATGGTCTTGCGGCCCTCGGCGTGTTTGATCCATTCGTGCACGACGTCGCCGACGATCTCCATGCCGCGCTCTTGTGCTGCGGCGTCGGTCCACTCACCGCCGGCCGTAGCAGCGCCCTTCATGTTCACCTTGGTGCACGACATGATCCGCATCGGGACAAGAACGCCGGAATCGGTCAGCTCGCGCATCGTGGTCGCGTTGACCAGGTTGGTGAAGAGCTTGCCCAGGCCAGCGCTAAACGGTGTGGCCGAAAGGCCGATAACGGCGGCGCGGCAGGTCGGGATATGGTCGGTCCAGGCTTTGAGCTGGGTGTGCGACTCGTCAATGATGATCAGGTCGGCATCGGGCCACGAGCGGCGGGCCAGGGTCTGCGCACTGGCGATCTGGAACGGCAGCGATGGATTGAACCGCCAGTGGCCGGCCATCAGCACCGAGTGCGAGATCAGGCCCAGCGAGTCCGCTACCTCCGAGGTCTGGTTAATCAGGGTGCGGCGGTCGGCGACGAAGATGACACGCTTCCCACGCTGGAGCGACTCATGGATCAGGAACATCGCCAGGATGGTTTTGCCCGAACCGGTCGGGCTCATGACCATCTGGCAGCGGTGGCCGGCAACGAAGCCGGCGCGCAGCTTTTCACGCGCCGACGTCTGAAACGGGCGTGGCTCGGGAAACTTGGCACTTGCGTAGGAAAGGTTGTTCATGCGGTTTTCTCCAGAGAGGCGAGCTTCTTCTCAGCCTTCTCAGCTCGGTTTTTCCAGTAGGTGACTGCGCGTGCGCGCTCGACGAACTCGCCCGACTTGGCGACGAGGGTGCGCTCGGCGTTTTCGGCGATGGCCTTCTGACGCTTGGCCTCGTCCATGGCGGCTTTGAGGCGGTCGTCGGCGTCGAACACGCGGCCCATCATTTCGTTGTCGGACACGGTTTCTTTGAGGCTGGCCTGCAGCGACTCGATGAACTCGGACAGTTCGGCCATTTCCTCTGTAAGCTTCGCGTTTTGCTCCAGCAGTGCTGGATCGGTAGGTTTGCCCTTCGCGGCCGCTTCGCCAGCTTTTTCGAGCTTGTTCACCACACGTGCGTTCTCGGCGGCGATGCGTTCCTTGTGCTCGACAATATTGGCTTCGAACTCAGCTTCAGGAACAGCGGCGAGTTTCTGCGCGCGGCTGGACAGGTCTTTGCTGATGCCCATCTCGGCCAGCGTCGGCACCTTGTTTAATTGGTCGTCCGCCACGACCGATTTAGCTGGACGACCAGCCGGGGCCAGGCCAACGGTTTCTTTTTGCTGAATGATCAGGGTGCCCAACTTGCGTTCGGCGCGCAGGCGAATCTCTTGCGCGTAAGTCTCGAGTTCGCGATTCTTGGCTTGGCGGCCATAGGCGCGCATGGCTTCGGCCTGGTCGCGGATATTCAGGACTTCATCTACGGATGCGGCTTGCGCCAGTGCGCGGCACGCGGCGTCGTAATTGACAAGCGCGTTCATGCGGACACCTGCACCTGGCTGGCCGCTGGCGCACCGAACAGCGCGAACGTGAAGAACTCGCGGCCGGCGGTGATTGGGTACGGCTCGGCCGGGAGATCGATCGGCAGCTCAGGGTCGCGACCGATGAACCAGATCACAGCCAGGTGGCCGGCGATGGTCGTGCGGCGCGAATACAGTTCGTGCTTGGCTTTGAGGCGGCTGAGACGCTGATTGACAGTGGAGTCCTTCGCGTTCAGCTTCTCGCTGATGAACGCGCAGCGGTTGATGCCTGCCTCGATGCAGTCGAAGATGCCGTCGTCGATGAGGGGGCCGGATGTGAGAGCCATTATTCGGCCCTCACAACGCCGGCGCGCAGTGCGCACTCGGTAACGAATGCAGCCTGCCGGACATCGGCCAGCTCCTTGCAAGCCTGTTCGACTTCAGCCGCGGATGCGTTCGGGCCGATCGACAGGATCGCGGTTGAAGCCTCTGCCGATTCCTTGATGATGCTGCTGGCGTGCGCCAGGCGGTTGAAGGCGGGGGCGTCGTTCTTCTCGGCGCCGCGTACTTCCAGGCCCAGCGGGCGAGCCAGCTCGCTGAGAACTTGCAGCTGCAGATCGACCGGCAGCGCAGCCAGGATCGACGGCACGAAGTTCGCCGGCAGCAGGTTCGTGTCCTTGCCTTCGTCGTCCAGCCAGCGGAACACGCGGTCGGCGTTGACCTTCTGGATCTGAAATACGTCACGGGTGTTCGGCTCGAAGCGGATGTCGGTGACAGCTGGCCCGTCGATCTGGCCGTGTGCGTCGACAATGACCTGGACAACGGTCTCGCGGCTCCACCCTTCACGCTTGCGCCACTCAGTGACAGCGGTACGGATAGTGCCGATCAGGGTTTTGTGCGATTCGTTGCGCATGCTATTTCTCTCTGCGGATGAGATGATTCGGTTATGGAAACTTCAACTACTTTTTCAGTCATCAGCGCGACGGCGTTTCCGGCTACCGCGCGGGTCGTCGCCGAAGACTTCGGCGTTCAATTCGTAGCGGGTGACTTTGCCGAGCAGCTTGGATTCGACCTCGCGGCAGCGGTCGCCAGGAACGAATCCTTGCGATGCCCACTTTTGAATCGCTTGCGGTGTTAGTCCCAGCATGTTTCCGAGCGCCGTTTGGCTCCCGGCCAGTCGAATGGCTTTTGCAATTCCGGTTTCCATGATCCTGCCCAAGTTGTTATCTACAACTGTAGGTTACAGTAAAGCAGGCTCTTCTACAACTTAAATTTGCAGTGATCGTTACAACGTTTGCTTGTAAGATGGCTGAATGGAAACTATGGCAACCCGAATAGAGACGTACCTGGCCGCGAAGAACGGCGGCAACCAGTCGGAGATGGCACGCTTCGTCGGCGTAACGCCTCAGGCCGTCCAAAAATGGATTGCGGGAGTATCGGAACCTCGGGGGAAGAACCTAGATTTAGCTGCGGAGTTTCTTGGCATCTCTCCGGCCGAGTTGAAGTTCGGGTCAGCGAGGGCAGCGATGGGCGGTAAGGGCGCTAAGGCGTCCTTCGAGCGAGAAGCTGCGTTGGATGATGTCGAGGATGGGCCACCGATATTGGGTACGCCAAGGCTCATTCCTGTGGCAGGGCGAGTACAGGCCGGCGCGGATGGGCTGTTGCATATCGACGACTTCCCGCCTGAGCAGCCCGAAGGCTACATGGTCTGGTACACGTCATGTGTTGAAGCGTATGCGTTACGTGTGCGGGGAGAGAGCATGAGTCCACGCTACCTTCCTGGCGAGTTCGTTGGGGTTGATCCGTGCGCTGACGTCTTTCCTAGTGACGAAGTAATCGTGTTACTCAATGATGGCCGGCGAATGATCAAACGGTTGCTGTGGAAGCGCCATGAGCAGGTATGTTTTGAATCTGTCAACAAGGACTTCCCGAACATTGTGGTCGACGTCGAGGAAATAGCCGGCCTGCACTTGGTGCTTGGCCACATTCCGAAATCGGCGTTCCGGCCGAGCGCATGACCAGCGGATTTGGCCTGCGCGATGAAGACGAGTATCGGCGATCAACGATTTCAATCAGGCGCGTAACGTTGAGGCTGCGCGCAGGCGTCAGCGGCTTCGACACCGAGGAGGAGTTAGGAACTGGCGAACCGATCGAGATGCCGGCCAAACTGGTCCACCAGCTGCGAGCTGATCCGTGCGACCTCTTGGGCCTGCGCGTCCGCGATCGCGGCATGGAGCCGTTGCTGTTCGAGGATGACTGGGTCGTGATCGATACAGGGGATACAAAGCTACGTAGTGGTGAGGTCTATGCGGTGAATTGGAATGGAGAGGCATGCGTCCAGCAACTGACGCAACGCGGAGGGCAGTGGTACCTGAGCTATTTGAACCCGGATTTCAAGTCGGTAAACGTAAGGAGCGGCCAGCTCAACATTGTTGGACGCGCGGTGTACCAACCGGGTCGGCTGCTAGGCGGTCGTCTGTAATTACCGTTGTAGGCGCTACGGCACGCCAGGATGCCGATAACATGAGTAGAACATGGCACTGAAACCATGCAAGGAATGTGGCTATAAATTCAGCACGGAGGCGGCCGCTTGCCCCCATTGTGGAGCAAAGCCTAAACAACCGATCGGGCGCCTGAAGGTCATTACTCTGCTGATCTTTGGCGGATTTGTGATCAGCGGGGTTACAAAGTCTATACAGCCGCCGGCGCCGCCACCGCCCCCTCCCACCCCCGCTCAAGTCGCGGCAAAAGCTGTATCTGACGCACGTTTCAATTCCACCGTCCACGTTCTGGCCTCAATCAAGGCCGCCATGCGAGAACCCGATTCCCTAAAATGGGAGAGTATCCGGGCCAATGAAGACGGCACGGTGGTATGTGCAACGTATCGAGCCCGAAACGGTTTTGGTGGGATGAACGTGGAACATGCTGCCTTTGCGAAAGGATCGATCAGCACTTCTGCCAGCGCGTGGAATAAAAACTGTGCGGGGAAGTCTCTTTACGAAATGAAGAGTGCACGGTACGCACTGAACTAGGCGCAGCGGCACGCCTGGATGCCGAACGAAAGGTAAGAATGGAATTCAAGCTCACTCGCATTACGGCGCACCTGCTGACGGCAGGCAGTTACGTTGTTGATTTGTCCTGTTCGTTCCACTCATCTGATGGGGCTGTTAGCCCCCATCATGGGACTATGAGCATAACGCTCAACAAGGATCAGGTTGAGGGCCTGACGCTCGCTGAGATAGAAGAGAACGCGGGAACGGCTGCTCGCCGCCTTCTCGCCTAGATTCGTCCGGCGCGCTGCAAGAGATCGACCATCCTCTTCATCGCGCAATTAACCAGATACTCTTCTCGTGCCGACAGCGGCACCTTTGCTTCTTCGACTAGCCGGTCATCCTTTCCCGGCAGGTCGTAGCGCGAGTCAATCTTAGTAGTATCGATTTCCATTCCATCCTCCATGTCCCGCCAGTCGGGGCCAGTTGCAAGGCTACACCTGAACCCGACCGTTTACAACAGGCGGGGCACCAGACATAATTGCCTGGCAACCGCGCCCCAGGCGCCAGCCGCACCGCCGGCGAAGTAAAGCAACGAGACCACAGCCCCCACTAGCCCGCCACTGAGCGGGCTTTTTTACGTCTGTACACCGCGGTTGTAACGGTGCGAATTATTTCGCTTGCAGTTACAACTTTTATTTGCACTACCGTTGAACTTGCTGTAACCTGTGGTTGTAGTGTGGTGATGCGCAGAACGGAGCACCGATGGGAGCCAGGGAATATGAGGACGTAACGCTTCTTCGCCGGCTGCGAGTCGAGGAACAGGCTAACGAGGCGTACAGCGACATGTACGAGCAAGTGGAAGACGAGCTGCGAGCGGAGTGGGAAGAGCAGTTCGACAGCATCCCGTACAAGCCGAACGGGGATGAGATTCACAGGCTGGCGATGCAGCGGCTGACAAACGATTAACGACAAGGAGAGCACATGAATATCAAAGGCATCAGCAAACCGGCGCTGCTCGCAGCCCTCTTCAACGCATCGAAGCAGCAAGGCCTCGGCTTTCTGGACCCGAGCGGCGCGGCGCACATGACCGAAGAGGACGCGGCAGAGGTCATCGCCGTACAGGGCATGTACTTCGACTATCTGCGGGGCCGGGTAATGAAGATCAGCATCGACGGCGACGAGCTGGAGCCACGACTGTATGACCGCGATAACGGTCAAGGGGCGGCTGAACGCGCTATCGCCCACCTGACCGCCGCGGCCCACGCCTAACCCTCAACCGCCTGACTGGTCGTAAGCCAGTCGCCACAAGAAATCGCGCCCAGCTGGAAAAGCCAATCCCGGCAAATAACCAGTGTTTCGGGGGAAACCGGGCGCGATTTCTTGTGGTGCAAGCCAGCCTGAGTGCTCACAGGCCCATGCCGGACATGGTCAAAGCCGGAACGAATACGGAGGGAAGCATGGCCTACCAAGTAACGATCGACTTCAAGCGCGGCCCGAGCTTTGGGCCTCTGCCAGTGATCGCCGACGACCGCAGCCAGGCGCGCGAGAAGGCCAAGTCCGAGGCGATCGGCTACGGCTTCGACGCCCCGATCAAGAAAGTAACCGTCCGCGAGGCGTGAGCCGCGCATAACTAGGAGAGAGCAATGCGTCAAGTTGAGCACCGGCCACCGCCGCCACCGAAGCCTGCCGCCTTGGAGTTCGCGGCCAACATGACTCTGCGTGATCATTTCGCAGCGGTCGCCTTGAACGCAGTGCTGGCCGGTGAGTGGTCGTTTTCCGATTACGGTTTCAAGCTGGTCCAAGGGAAAACGGTGACCGAGCAATACGCATTCTGCGCGTATCAGTTGGCCGACGCGATGCTCACCGCACGAGGTGCCGCATGACCTTCCGCATCACCGTGATCGACGAAACCGGCCCACGCACTTACTCCGCCATTGGCGACCGCAACGAGCTGATGGACGCGGCTTACAACGATGGCGCCCTGGGCGTGACTGTGATGGTGATGCCATGAGCGAACACCAGATCGCCAACGCCCGGACGAGCGCCTACGCAGTCGCTGCTCTCTTTGGCCTGCTTCTTCTGCTGGCTGTGCGATGAAGCGCGACTTCCTCCGGGCGTTCGTCTTCGTGCTGGCCTTCCTGCTGCTGGTAGCGGAAGTGCAGCGCAGGGACGAACCGCCGGCAGCAATCGAATATCAGCAGTAACCCGACTTACCTAACCTCCGAGCGAAAAGGTTAACCATGGAACAGAAGACTCATTGGAAGCAGCTGGTGGACCCGCGCTACATCGGCGCCTATGCGCTGCCCAACGGCGAAGACCTGACCGTCACGATCGAGCGCGTGCAGCGTGAAACGATCACGATGATGGGCGGGAAGAAGGAGGACCACACCGTCGCGTATATCAAAGGCCAGAAGCCGATGATCCTGAACGCGACCAACTCCAAGTCGATCCACAAGCTGTATGGCCCGTTCATCGAAGACTGGGCCGGCCAGCAGATCACGTTGTTCGCCAGCACGGCGAAGATGGGCGGCGAGCTGGTCGAGTGCCTCCGGATCCGCCCGACCGTGGCAGCGAAGCGCAAGCAAACGATTACCGGCGAGCGTCTGGCCGCCGCGCTGGGCCAGATTCGCGCCGGCACGTACACCGTCCAGAAGCTCCGCGGCACGTTCAACCTGACCCCGGAGCAGCAGAAGCAAGTCGACGACTTTGAGAAGGAGCCAGCGTGATCAAGTTCCGCGCCTCGTCGCTCGCCGACATCATGACCGACCCGAAGGAGAAGAACGAGATCCTTTCGAAGGGTGCGAAGACGCACCTCGAGAAGATCGCCAAGGAATTTATCTACGGCTTTGACGAGGTCATCACGGGCAAGTTCATGGAAAAGGGGCTGATCGTCGAGCCCGAGTCCATCGAACTGTACAACTCGGTCTTCTTCACCAACTACCGGAAGAACACCGAGCGCCGTTCGAACAACTGGGTCACCGGCGAGTGCGACATCTTCACCGGCGACAAGATCATCGACATCAAGTCGTCCTGGTCTCTGGCCACGTTCCCGGCTACGGCGGCGGCGGGCATGGAAAAGACCTACGAATGGCAGGGCCGGGCGTACATGATGCTTTGGAACGTAGACCGCTTCGACATCGCCTACTGCATGGTGAACACGCCGGACGAGCTGATCAAGTACGAGCAGGAGGATTTGCACTACGTCGATCACATCAACCCGGCTCTGCGCGTGACCATCGTTTCGTATGAGCGCGACCTTGCTCTGGAAGAGAAGATCAAGGTGAAGGTCGACGCGGCCCGCCGCTACCTCTCGGACATCGTGCGCGAGATCGAGGAGCAGCACGGCTGCCACGTTCCGGAGGCAGCGTGAACCAAGACACTGAGATCAACATCTTCAAGTCCCTCGATTTCATCCGGGATCAAGCACCCGTCTATGCAAAAGCGAAAGCGGACCGCGTCTACTTGGAGCAGTACCGCAAGACCAAGAAGGCTCTAGGGATGCGTAAGGCAGAGCTGGAGGGGCACAAGGCGTCGGCCGCCCAGGAGCGCGAGGCATACGCAGATGAGGACTACATCGAACTCCTGAACGGGTTGCGCGAGGCTGTGGAGGTAGAGGAGCGCTTGCGATGGATGATCGTCGCAGCTCAAGCAAAAATCGAAGTTTGGCGAACCATCGAAGCAAACCGTCGGGCAGAGGCCAAAACGCTATGACCTACGACCAAATGAAAGCGGACACCAAGTGGTCCGATGAGCAGCTGGGACGGTACCTCTTCAGCCTGCTGCAATTGCAGGAAGCAAAGCTCAAGCAGCACGAACCCAAAGCCGCCAACCAGGCCAACTACAAAAGACGGGAGAACAGAGGATGAACGAGAACCAACAACGCCGGCAACGCCACGGACAGCGCCCGACCGAGCCGCTGAGCTTTGAGGATGCGGCCGACGCCACCCAGGCGCAAGGCGCCCCTGACCTCGACCTCGACAAGCTGAACGAGCTGGAAGCACTGGCGCGCGCAGCAACGCCGGGAGAGTGGGAGAACACGGATCGCACGGTCTTCGTGCTGGAGCACCACGGCTGGCGCAAAGGCGTTGAGCAAATGCGGAATCGCTTTTCGTGCACGATGAGCCATGACGGATCTGGCGTGCCGCAGGAAG